CAGCTTCATATGCTTATCCACGTTTGGCCCGTATATACTTACCATCCCGTGATGGTCACGATCTTTAAGTTTAAACATTACGAGATCACCATCCCAAAGATCGAAAGGTTTGAACTTGTCAATGGGTCTAATGGGGTATGTGCCACAGTCTGCATACAGGCCACCCCATCTCAGCACTACAGCTAACCGCTGCACTCCAGCTCGACAGATCGGCAGCATGTTGCGGTAAAGGTTTACATACTGGGGCCACTTGTCTTCTATCCAGCTGTCAATGTCTACGTCAGTAATGAACTGGTGATCGATGTGTGGGTTAAGTGCTTTCCATCTCTCTATGCTGACCCTTTCAAAGATCCCCAGTCTTTCGTAGCTAGAGTGTATCTGCGTAACTCTTTTAATAATCATCGCGTTTGTTTTTGTCGTAGCCGTAATAACTACAGATCTTGCGTCCTGCTTTAGCTGATCGAACCAGTGCATCTCGTAGTCCGTTAGCATCAATGTCCCAGTCAGGCGGGATAACTTTTTCCAGCACTCCCTCAGTAAAGAAAAAACTGAGAGCTGTCTGGATGTCAGTGCAGTCCATCCACTTTGGGAATCGGCACCGTCTCTTTTGGTTGTCGTAGATGGCTACTCTAACCGCAGCCATATTAAGCGTGTTGTCGTTAGTGATCAGTCCAGCGTGATACGCGTCCACGAAATCGCCAGCAGCTTGTATTACTATAGCTGCCATCAAGTCTTCGTAGGGCTGCGTATCCTCTGTCACTTAGCTCGTTTAAGCTGCTCCTTCAGTAAGAGCACCAAGTCGCTGTTGGTTTTGACTCCTTCGATGGCAGTGTAGATTTCGTTCTTCGTAACATTAGGAGTTGCAGCCAGTTTTCTGGCACGCTCTTCCCAGTGTTTTTGCAGACGCCTGTCCTCCTGCCACACCCCCAGATCGTGGCCCTCACTGGACCCCACACTCTTAGCTGCTGACTTAAGCTCCTCCCAGTGGGGTGGGTATTTAAGTTTCCAATAAGGGACAACAGTCGCTTCCCAATTTTCTTCAAACCAATGTATAATTGCATCTTCTGTAATATCTTTCGCTGCGTGTTTCTGCATAGGCTACGCTGTATTCCTCTTTGCATTGTTTGCATCCGTGTTGTAATCCGTCTTTGGATGCTGATCGCTTGTGGAAGTTCTCCACTTTCTTACGCTTACCACACCACGAGCAGACCTTTGATTTGCGTCCAGCTTTTGGTGTGGGTGTATATCTTCCGTCAGCCAGCATTCCTGTTCGCGGGTTGTCTTCGATTGTTGAATATTTTACGGTGAGGATCGCCACCCCGCTTGGCCCAGAAGTAGTCGCAACCTTTGTCCATTAGCCTAGCTATGTCAGCTAGGTTCAGCCCTTCAGGTGTTAGGCCGCTGGTCATTTCCTCTGCATCATTTGAATTAATATCACTCATGTTTATTTCGTATAAATCTATCGTCGGGGCGAATGCCAATGAAGTAACAATCCTCTCTGTAAGGAGAGTCTAGATCACAGTGAGGAACTCTGCATTCAACGTCATTCTGAGCAAGCTCAGGCGACCATCCGTGCGTGTGGTAACGAGCGCAGTGATTGCACCATACTCGGATAGAACCTCCAGAGTCTGAAACGTCACCTACCAGCAAAGGTCGAGCATGTTTGTTATGTCGTTTCATATGTCTAAGCTGAACCCTATGTCTCTCATACGCTGCCCGTATTCATCGTCAAACCTTTGCTTAGATGTCATGCTTGCTTCACGCTTGAATCTTGGTTTGTCCATCCCCTTAGATTTAGACAGATCGGAGAACCTCCACGCGTGATCGCACTCATGTTCAAATGGTAAATACAGAGCTTGCTGCACACCGCGCCGATACGATGCTTCGGAGATGCGGCTCATTAGTTTCATCAGTTTCTTTTTTGTGGAATTGGGAAACATCTCAAACTCGTTATCTCGCAGTCCGTCTATTACGCTTAATGGATGTTTCATTTTAAATGAATGCCTCTCCTTTCTGATACCAACCCAGTGACTCATTAGCTCTGGACTGTTTGATTGGGTTAAGCACAGGAAATGTTGGGTTATTCTGAATGGAGTCTGTGTTCTGATGCTCGCGTCTGCTGAGTATAGCTAGAGCCATCTGCTCTTTGGTTCCCCAAGTTCTTCCGTCACCCGTTGCGCCGTGGTGCAGCGTGCAAGCTGACACTGTGCGCCCCTGTCCAGTTGACATGATCCCAGTGACCACGCCATAAAAGTTAAGACCGTGGAACTGAATGTTGTTTCCGCTGACACAAATCCCAGTGTTGCGTCGATCCCATTTGTGAACGCCCTCAATAAGGCAATCCTTAAACACAGGATCAGGCAGGTAGTTGTTACCGCTGGGTTTCTGACTGACAGGATACCAGCTCGCTCCTACAGCTGGCCCGTGCTTGACAATAATTCGTGCCCCCTGATGGGCCTGTAGGTTGCAGTCGTTTAATCGAAAGTTGAATGCGTTATCAGATATGTAGATCGGCATTGAACCACGATGACCAACGATGGTGACATTGCTGATAGCTTGCTCAAAGTTGCGAACGTCTCTCCCCTCAACGAGAGTCGATGGCTCTACATACAGGCCGATAGCTGCACCTGTCTGATGCCACCAACCGTTATCATCTTTCAACACGCTTGGCCCGTCTCCGTGGAAGCGAAGCACGCTGCCCATATGAGCGTGGCTACTAACCTGAAAAGATCCAGCTAGTCTAGCGGTGTTGCGGAAGTTATAGACAGGTTCCGTGCAACGAATTACCACCTTCGGGGCTTCAAAGGAACCATACCAACCTCTACCGCTCGGGCTGTTCCCCTGCTTGTCCTGCCAGTAAGACTCTGACTTATCACGGTAACCAGCTTGTGCCGCTTGGCCCAGCCTGATGATTTGTTCCCAGCTCCCGTCAGCGTAACCAGCTGAATCATTCTTCAGCTCAAATACAAAAGGGTTTGTCTTTGCGTTAGCTGGCCTAGCTTCCAGCTCGTTGAGTCTGGTTTTAATATCAGAAACTGTTTTGTTTAGTTTCTCACGGTCAGCTGGTATGCCCAGCATGTCACTCAGTCGTTTAATGAAGCTCATTATTTTCTTTTGTGTGAGTGGGAGGACACACCGTGTGTCCTCCCTTTATTCGCCACTGCCAGTTGTAGGCAGTCCAACATATCTCAGAGTTTGATTGGTTGGCGAAAGTGTTCAGTCATCAGCAATCTGCTCGCTGCGTTTACGGTTAAGCCACTCTTCGTGGTGCGGTTCAGATGCCTCTTCAAAGCGTGTGCGGTTGCGGACGAGGACAAGATCAATTGCTCCCTGTCTCCCAGCTCTGTTCTTTCCAATGGCGAGTTTCAATAGCACGTTTGGCCCATCGAACAGCATTTGCTCGGCGTATAGGAACAGGACTAGATCTGCGTCCTGCTCAATACTTCCACTCTCACGTAGGTCTGAGAGCTTGGGTCGTTTGTCAGCTGCGCTCTGCGCTCTGTTACCTTCCACTCCACGGTTAAGCTGAGCTAAAGCAATGACAGGTATGTCCAGTTCCATTGCCATCTGTTTGAGTCCAGCTGTGATCGTTCCAATTTGGAGGTGACGATCTCTGCGTTTGTCATCGACAGAGGGCTTGATCAGTTGCAGGTAATCGATGATGACAAGCTTGATGCCTTCATCCTTTACAAGCTTACGAGCGCGGCTTCGGATCTGATGCACACTCAAGCTGGCGTTATCGATGATGTGAAGTGGAGCCTTCGCTAGACTCGGGACATGCGTGCTGGTTTTCTGAATCGTTTGCACCCTCCCCGTTGCGTCTTCGTTCTGGTTAAGGACATCGCCAACGAGATCAACATCAGCCACACTGCTGAGCATTCGCATGTTAAGTTCGTCAGCTGTCATCTCATATGAGAAGAAGCCAACCCCGTGTCCCTGCTGAACTAGGTGAGTCGCGATGTTCCCAGCCATCGCAGACTTCCCGACAGCAGGACGCGCAGCAAGCACACAGAGCTGTCCACCACGCAGCCCGCCTAAGATACGGTCGAGAGATGGGAAACCCGTTTCTACCCCCTTTGCCTTGCCGTTATGGGCATCCTCCAGAGATTGGATGACCCGCTGAAAAGAGTTCTTCCGAGAATCAGGATCAGTAGCCACCATTTTGGTCAGCCCGTAGACCACGGACTCAGCCTGAGACACCAAGTCATCGATGCTGGCGGTAGTCGTAGCCTCCTGCACCAGCTTCCATCCTGCTTGCTGGACTTCGCGAGCTTTCATCTTCTCGATCACGATACTATTCCAGTAAGGCCAGTTGACTGGTGAGCTACAGCTGTCAACCATATCATTGATGTCGAGAATGCTGACATCCTTATGACTGCGAAGCCTGTGACATACGGTTTCGCATGTGAGGTTAACTCCCTCAGAATCCATCGCCTCCATTTCGATCCATACAGCTCGACATCGTAGGTCGTTAAAATAATCTGCGTTGCATCCAGCAGCACTGATGTCTGAGTATTTCCCCAGAATGGCAGCACCTAGTAGTGCCAGTTCCGCTGGAGTGTCTTTTGGTATTTCTTCCATTTGTTTTTCCTTCTGTGTTTTTATTTCTTGTTGCGTGTTTGTGTCTCGTAGTCGGACATGTATCGCATGTCTTCCATTGAGATTGTGTTTGCTTTGCTTTTGCTTTTCTTGCCTGTAGTGGTCGCTGTCTTTTTATTCTTTGCCCATCCACGGAACCAACCCTTCCACGAAGTGATGGGTTCTCCAGTTTTGGTCATCCATTCAGCTTCGGAGTTGTGGTTGAAGAATTCCTCTGCCAGATCTGAGTGACCTTCGCTTGCTGCGAAGACTTTAACCTCAGAAAAGTCTGGTAATTTCCGAGCCGCAGGAGTGGGTATTGTCTCTCCCTTTTCTTTATTTCTTTCTTTCTTTAAAGGGGTGTGAACAGTTGTTCTCTTTTCTGTGAACAGTTGTTCACACTGTGTGAACAGATGTTCACACTCCGATTTAGCCAACGCGACAGCCTTTGCCACGTTCCGTCTGGAGGTTCCAAGCATGTCTGCTACCTCCTGCTGTGTATGTTTTGGGTGGTTCAAAACAAATGCGATGATCAGTTTTGATCCCATCCCAATCGCCAAACTCAATACATCATTCGGCATCACTATTTCCGTCCCTTCCATTGTTCCCTATTCCTCCCTGTGATGTTTGTGTATGGACCAGATCCGACTGTCTCAGGATGTCGAGAAACTGCTCGCCATCCATCGTCACTAGCCACGGGTATTGATTCTTTGTATGGGCAACCACGGGTAACTTCCCGCCTCCTGCATCCTGCTTAGCTTGCTCGTATGCAGCCCACACATTGAGTCTCTCTACGTTTTTAACCTCCCAGTATATGTCGGGTAACTCCGCGCATACAACGTCAGCAGAACTGCCGTCAGGAGCTTTTCCGCTATACTGAGACGCTCGATATGTAGTGGAGGGATCAAACCCTGCTGCACGGAGTTTGTCCCTCCACTGCCTCTCGCCCCTCTTCCCTTTCTCACGCTGCGACTTGCCCATCGGTGTTACTCTTAAGCTGCTCGACGTTGATCGAAGGGTTGAACTTGTTGGTCAGCTGCCATATCTCACAGGCAGCTCGAAAGGTTTTCCAACCTGCATCCAGCTCATCCTTTGACCACACTTTGATCATCGGTGGAGCTGGGGTGTGCGAACATAAGACCACGCTCATTACTTGAGTGATCCGCTTAGGTTTACCTGCCCACTCAGCATTTTTGTAGGCAGCTAACTGCCACAACCAGCTGTCGTAGTAGTTGGGTTTGAGGTTACCTTTAGAATCGGTCTTAACGTCCTGCGTTTTGTAGTCGAGCAATGTCATTTTGCCGTCTACCCTCGCAATAGCATCGACTTGTCCTGCGTAACCATAGCGGTCACTAACAGCAACGAACTCGCTGTCCAGTATCTCCACTTTGGATTCCTTCAACCACTGAGCGTAGTGCTTTACGTAGTCAGCGATCTCGGCATACTCGCTACCTAGAAAGAAGGACTTGTTCAACTCATCAATGGCGTTGTGCATTAGCGAACCAAAGGCTCTCGCATCCACCATCTTCTTCTGAGCCATCCCCTTTACCTTTGCTTCATACTCAGCAAGATCCTCTCCCTGTCTGATGGGCATAGCCACACATGCATTAAGCATCTGCTGCTGTTTCCATCGATCAAGTGAAGGGTTGCCAATGACCTTAGTAATGGTGGTCACGCTGGGATACAGGCCCAGCTTGCGAGCGTCTCGTTTAGTTGTGTTCCTCTCACTTCCATCCTTCGACTGAACAGTATGAAGAGGACGACCATCGGGATAATACCAATGACCGCCCCCGTCTCCGCTTAGTTCTCTGGTTCTGGAGTGAGGTGTTGCGGATAGGAACATAACCTTAGAATGGTACTACGTTGTAAGCTTTGTAATCCTTCGCAACCCAAGCATCAGCTGGTTCATCAACTGCTGTGCAACTGGTCAGGTTACTGTAAGTCTTTCCGTTATCGCCTTTGTTGTGCGTGAAGACCAGATGAGCTGGCTTACCCACAACTGCTTCAGCAAAGGCTTCCTGCGTCTCGTAGTCCTGTATCGCTACCTCCCAATTGTTAAGGAATTTGTGAAGCTTGCTGTTCTCATTGTCCAATGATCGAGGAATGTTGAACCATTCCCAGTGAACGCAATGCTCGTTCCCCTCCTCTGTCTCAACGGTCTTGTCAGTCTGAAAAACCAGAATCATCTGATTCTTAACCTCTCCCTCGCCATTTTCGTTGCTGAATGGCTTGTTTGTTTTTTTGTTCTGCGTGATTACTTCTGTGCACACACCCTTACATGGGCCTTTTGCATGTATCTCGAAGTCTTTTTTGGTGGTAGTTTCTGCTGTTAGGAACATATTGTATTTCTTTCTATTTGTTTTTTGTTTCGGTTGTCTTCATTTCCTTAGCGGTCTGTTCCGCTAGAAATTTTTTCTCCATCGTTGAGACGTAAGCGAGCAGGTCGTAAACCTCCTCACGAACTGCATGTGCGAGTTGAGGAATGCTCATTCGCCACAGCCCTTTGTCTCCATCTGGATTGTGTTCGCGAGTGCCGTTGTCAAATTTGACAGGGAACTCTGTTTGGAATTTGTTGACGATCTCGTCTCTTATTTCTGGGTCGTTCATTTGAAGTATTTTTTGACTGCTTCATCTGCCACTGCTTGAAGTTTCTTCCCCTGTTTGCGAGCATAAGTCGCGAGCTGTCGGTGAGCTTTCTCAGAGATCAGAACAGACTTTAGTTTTGTTTTGTTGGTGGAAATCATGTGTTACACACATGATGCAGGTGGAAGCACACCTGTGTAAAGTTTTTTTTCTGGATTTTTCTGAATAAAAATATAGAACTAGGCTAAGGGCATGCCGAACAAACGATCAGACGACAGAAAGCGGGTGGGTTTTTGGGTTTCAAAAGACACCAGTGAAATGCTTGACGCCTTAGCTAAGGCGTCTCGTCGGTCGAAGACTCAAGTGGTTGAGTATCTTCTGGAGGCAGAGCATCAAAAGCGGAAGAAACTAGGGCAGCTAAAAGATCATGATGGCCTGTTTCCTGATGAGGAATAACCATCTCTGAAAGGTAAATGCAACTTTGCTTTGTGATGAAAATTTTTGGCATCTCTTGTTAAACGAATCTATAGATTCAAAAGGGCCAATTAACTTCATAAAAACGGTGGGTTCGAACCTGCGACAACTGCCGTGTGAAGGCAGTGCTCTACCGCA